CTTTAAAAGAAAAAACAACCCCGTTAGTTTATCTTACCATCAGAGAAGGTAAGATTGCAAAGAAAGTAGGTGAGACCTACCAGTTATTTGACTCAGTAGAAGGTTACATCCGTGCAATCAGTACTAGAGACCACAAGTATGGAACAGATTTGTGCATCACATTGGAAGATGATCAGATGTATCAATTGCAAATCAAGATGAAAGGCGAAGAGCCTAGTAAGCAGACTTCTTACTTTATCGCCTTTGCACATTGCTGCCCTTCAATCAATCCTCACCAAAGAGTGGAATTCATCCCTTCTTTGAAGATTGTTGATGACAAGAAGAGAAGTGCTCTATTCATCAAACAGAACGGAGAAGTGTTGAAGTGGGCTTACAAGATCGGTCAAGATGGCGTACCTGCTCCAGAGGAATTGAAAAATAAAAAAGGGGAGGTGATCAGCGTAGATTGGTCAGAGGTTGAGGCTTACCGAGTTGACAAGGTCAATGAGTTTACCAAGAACCTAGCTCCTGCTGTTCCAAACGATATCGTTAGCGACTTTGGTGTAAATTCCAATGTTGTTGATGAATTTGATGATCTCCCCTGGTAATGTCTAGAGGCGTAAACGATATGGGACTCGCAAATAAGATTGGATCCAAAGTTGAACCTGCTCATATGAAACATTATGGGCAGGAGCAGCGCTCTATAATTCGGCAGTCTTCGTTAAAAAGTGCCGTAAATATAATCTCCACTATGAATCTAGAAGGTAAAAGTCTAGATGAAGTTAAGGAGATGACGTTCCATCTTGCAACTCAATTCGAGGAATGGGTCTTGAGATAATTCAAATCAATAAGGACAAAGCCTACGATGAATGGTTACAATTCCGTTCTCGTGGGCTTGGTGCCTCTGAGATTGGCACCTTGATGGGTGTTAACTCTTGGAAGAGTCCAGCAGAACTGTACTACCAGAAGATCGGTTTAATCCCTCAGAAGGTGGAGCCGAATATTCCTATGTTCATGGGGACTATCTTGGAAAAGACTGTCGCTGAGATATTTGAGTATTGGGATGGCGATGATGAAAGTATGCTTCGTAATTATGAGGCCCAAACTAAAGTCCGTACTTTGTACGAGCCCGTTGGATACGTGGTTAACCCAGATTATCCCCACCTCTTCTTCTCGCCAGATCGCTTGCAGATTAAAACTAAAAACTTACGTATACGTGATGGTAGAATTAACTTGGAAAATGTGGAATCTATTATTGAGATTAAGACGATTAGCGGATGGAGTAGTAAGCAGTGGGCGGGTGGTGTACCACCGTCTTATTACTTACAGCTTCAAACGTACCTAATGGGTCTCGGAATTGATAATGGCTACTTAGTTGCTCTTGAAGACGGACGGAATCTAAAGGTTCACAAGTTTGAACGGGATCAGGAAATGATTGAAATGATCGCCAATGTAACAACAGAGTTCTGGGCACGTGTAGAAGCAGGTCGTTTGGCTCTCGAGTTAGGAGAGGACTACGAGCAGTTTGCACCACCACCGGATGGTACTGAGGCTTACTCTGAGTTCTTAAATGAGAAGTATAAGAACCCCGAGGAGAATTCAATTGTATCTACGCCTGAGATTGATGAGTTTATCTTGCAGTACAAAGTTAAAAATACTGAGATTGCTATTCTTGAGGATGAGAAGAGAGAGGCCGCCAATTACATCAAGAATTACATGGGAAACAATATGATTTTGGCCTCAGATGAAGGTAAGGTAACATGGAGACCAAATGCTAAAGGATCTAGAGTTTTCAGAGTTGGATGACAAAAACAAAGGATATCGAATGGTACAAGGCCGCATGGTCGTCTCGCAAACACGAATGCCAGGAATGTGGTGTGCATCTACCAGTCTACTCGAAGACGTTCGTCTCGCATATCGTGTCGAGAGGCGCATTCCCAGCATTGAGGAATCATCCAGAGAATTTTATGATATATTGTCAAACTTGCCATTTCTTTTGGGAATTCTCGGGGAAGAGGAATACGATGAAGACTTATCAGGAAGCGATGGAGATTGCTGATAGAATAAAGAGAGAGCACTATGAAAATAAATAAACGGAGCCCCAAAATAGACAAGAAGCAGTATCTACGTTACATGAAGACGTATTTATTTGCGCTGCGCCATACCAAGGACGAATTGGTTAAAATAGTTATGGGTCGCCATATGGACAATTATCCAGCTAGCGCTGCTTCTCTAGAGCAAGCAGTGACAGACATGGAAGCAGAGAGCGAGTTACGTCAAACGGGCCTCAGTATTACTGATATGTACGCCATAAAAGAAGCTTTGAATTTAATTGAACAAAATGACACCGAAAGAAGAAGCACTGAAGATGGAGAAGGACATCAAGGGCATGAAGTTCCAGATGGACACCTTCCGTTACAGGGAGATAGCGAGGTACTCGATAAGCCTGTTAAAAAGAGAACTACAAGAAGTAGAAAAAGTAACAAGGACAAACATGACGGAAATGATCCGTTATTGGGATGAAGTAGAAAATAATTTACCATGACAAAATATACAGTAAGGGGCCAGAGAGTTATTGTAACTCCCCCGGAGATTAAACAGAGCGTGATCGAAGTAGACGATAAGTTGAAAAGAGAGCTGATGGAAAAGGAAATGAAGAAGTGGTGGAATCTGACCACTTTGGCCGTTGGTGATGAGGTTGTAGGTATTGAACCAGGTGATGGAGTTTATGTCAATCCTATCTACTTGCAGAACGCAGAACGGATCGAGATAGACGGCAAAGAACATATTATTGTTCGGGCCTCAGATGTAGGAATCGTCTGGAAGTAGTATATTTGTACTGAACCCCTCTTTGGATAGTATCCCTAGACCGAAAGTCCCCACTTGCATACCGTAAGATCTGCTCGTGGGGCTTTTTCAAATAACAGAGTGGCGGAATAGTAGACGCTAGTGTGGAAATTGGAATTGCGGTGTGGAAGCCGTAGTTCCGCTAAGAAAGCCACATGACCATTGCAGATTCAAATTCTGCCTCTGTTACAAATAAAAAAGGGGAGCTAAGCCCCCTTGATATTAGGAATGGGTCTCAGATTACAAAGTAATTACTTCGATATTCTCTGCACCATAAATGATTGACAATGCAACATAAACCGCATTTACTAGTAGAGATTCAGCAGGTTGTGCTTCGTAGTCGGTAACTGTTAGCTGAAGACCTGAGAATACAGGATTAAAGTCCGCTACATCTGTAATCGAAGATTTACCCTCTTGGATTGCGGTCTCAGAAACAAATAGGAATGTCGCCACTTGTGCAGGAATAAGTCCCTCTTTAACATCCTTAACAGAGGCATAGCCTTCTGCTATTACAACGATAGAGCCAGAAGGAATAGAGATTCCACTGTTCAAGTTAACTGGCTGATTGATTTTTATAGCTTGCATAATGTTACAAATATAGTGATTAAGCGGCAGTATATGAAACTTGTACCCAAACACCGTCTCTACGATAACATATGTTCTGTAGATCAGTGTCAAATACGATAAGACCGTTTGCAGGTGATGCGATTGCGTTCTTTTGGGTTGTTGTCATTCGGGGTGGGAGGAAGCCTTTTGTGGTGCTTGTTGCATCTAAAATTGCACTCGCATTTGCTGAGCTTGCACCAACTGCCAATGCATCCACAAAATAACTTGCATTGCCACTTGAAGTTAAAAGAACTCTCGTTGTTCCCACTGAATTGCGAACATACATTTCTCCATTGTTGCTTCCGTCAACGTAATACTCCGCAATGAGCGTTCCTGCCGTATTGTTTAGACGTAACACATCACGACCTGTTGCAATTGCTTGAACAGTAAGGGCGTTTTGACTTACTGGCGCTGTGTTAATTCCAACCTCTTTTGAAAAAACGGCAGTTCTATCATCATAAACTCTAAATGCCTCACTCCCCGCACTATTCTGCACCAAAAGCGATGTTGTGGCGGAGGTTGAGCCACTGCCTTTGATGTCCAATGTGGCTACCGCCGTGTGATCTCCACCAGTTCTAACCCCAACTCCAACAGCCCCTAATGACAAACAAGCATT